CCGTAGCTTCGGCATTGAAGAAATCACAATCATCATAGTCACCGTTGATATTATTCAGTGTGAATTTGCACTGTCCGATAACAGCCGTACCGATGTCAAGTGATGATGTTCCACTTGAGGCCGTGTCAATCGAAAAGGTATCAGACCAAATGTCAGCTTCGGTTAGCGTCAGTGCTGTCCCATCCGCAAGGTTAAGGTAAATCTTAATTACATATTCCCTCGCGCCTTTGTTTGCAAGTATTTGTTTAAATGTTGCGCTTGTTGTTTTCATGCTTATCTCTCAATGATCGAAAATGCCACGTTCTCCATGCGTCCACCGTCTACCCACCAATAGTAAGGCGCGGTTGCATCACCCCGGTAAAACTCTTTTGTAACGTCACCGTCTGTCAACGGGGAATGATACGTCACCTGAAAATATTCATCGGCAAAAGCGTTTAATATTGCAGATGCCTCGCTTGTCGTTACGCCCCACCACTCAAGTTCGATCTTTTCTTTAGTGGCAACGCGATTTTTATACATTAAAGCGTCCTCTGTACGTCCACTGTCGGCGGCAGACACATCGGATAACGACCACCCGAATTTACTCGGGGTCTTTACTGCCGACCCGTTCACGTTAAATGTAAATGCCATATCATCACCCCATTGTCGGACTAAACCGCATATTCTGTCTGTCCTGTGCTTTTGTTACCGTTCTTGCAATAACCTCACCGTCAACAACTATCGTGTTGCTGATATATTTGCCATTGCCGTTGTTCTGTGCCATTGCTTTTGCTACCGCGCCATAGACACCACTTGAGATACCTTCGACAATCTGTGTGTTATTCGCTACTGCTGTTCTGCCGTTGCTAAAAGATCCCACTAACTCGTTATGGTTGGCATAGAAAAGCCCGTCCTCCGGGAACCCCCCACGGGCAAATGTCGGAAGGTCTATCTTGATTGTTTCCGATGCTACTTCATGCTCACCGTTAAGGGTTTCCGCTATTTCGTTCCATTCACGCTTGATAGCTTCCTTTGCACGTCTGAAGGTTTCTCCCAAGCCATCAGCCACACCCTGAAACGTCCATTGTTCCTTTGTCATGCCCTTCTTGATAGTCTCAAACGTCTTGTCTACCTCGTTCATGTTATCCTCAACAGATTTCTTAATGTCTCTCATAGTGTCATCTGTTGTCTTTGAAAGTTCCTGTTCTACTCCGATAATCTCTTTACTTGCGTTTGAGACATCGTTCGGGATGTCCTCTGTGACAACCTTGCTGTCATCAAAGATACTTTCAAAGTTTTCGTTCAAGGTTTTTGCAAGGTCTTTTCCACTTTCCGATACACCATTGAAACTATCAATTATGTTCTTCTGCTCTTGAGTGAATTTCGGGATTGCCCCGGTATTCTTTTCAATACTCGTTGTAACCTCATCAATCGCAGACTTGCCTTTCTTTGTGGTGTCGGTCGCTTGACTTGTTGAATTTTTCAAGTCATTCCATGCCTGATTAGACTTTCTGTGTTCATCAACCCACTTTGCCGTTGACTTTGTTCCCTCATCTGTTGTCTTGACAAGGCCGGATATAGCCTCATTGTTTTCTTTTATTGCCGAAGCTGTGTTCTTGACTTCGTTTGCCGCTGTTCTGGACTCATCTGCCGCCTTTGCTATGTCATTTGCATAGTCTCTGTATGTGTTAGAGGCTTCGGAAAGCGTGTTCTGTGCTTCTTTTACGTCATCATTCATGTGAATAACAGGTACGCGCAAGTCCTCAACGACAATACCTAAATCCTCATAACTTTGTTTAACCTCTGAAGGAAGTTCAAGTTCGTCCATGTTAAAGGCATCTTTGAGCATCTGTATTTTGCCGCTCAAGCCATCATAACGATCCTCAAGGAACTGTAAGTCCTCTTTGACTTTAGTTATTTCAGCCTCGTCATACCCGGCACTTTCCATGCCCTTCGTGATAGCCCACGACCATATACTCTGTGCGCCCTCAATAACAAGGTTTCCGGCTAATACCGCCCCTATCCCTGTTACTATAGTTGCGGCTATTGAAGCACCCGCCGCCGTTGCACTGCCTATTACGGTTTCACTTGCCGCCGCAGTAGTCACTGCACTACCTATTGTTTCGCCTAACATACCGCCTAAAGCACTTTCAATAGCCTTCTTGACGGCAATCTTTGTAAACAGGCCGGATATTGCGGATGATACCAACTCAACACCGACAAGACCAACACCTATCAATATTGCGGCCTTTGTCACGCCGTGTATGATCTCTTTCAGGTCAGACTCGAGTTGTTCCTTATCAATCTTATCCCAAAGACCCGTAAAGAAATCTTTAACAGCGGTCAGTATGTCATCACCGTACTCACTCCAAAAATTAATCAGTGAGTTAGCCGCCCACGACAGAACCGCTATAGCATCTGCCGCCATCTGCTCGGTGTCAACCTGACTAAAGAACCCGCTGAAGAAACTTGCGGCTTCACCGTATAAGGTATCTTTATTCCCTGTCCAAAAACCTTTTATGATGTCATATAATTTTTGTAGCAGTTCGCCTAAAGTCTCACCCGCTTGCTGTGAATTAACCTGTTCAAAGAATCCGTTAACCATTTCGGTTAATGAATCCACAACATCATTGACCTTGATCTCTTTTACAAATCCAGAAAGAAAATCAATAGCACCCTGTACCATGTCACCCATTGCCTGACCAATTTCGTGCCACAGTTCCTTATCTTCAAAGACTTTTGCAAGCTGATGACCTAATTCACTGCCGAGCCGTTTCGCCCATGAATCATTTAATTTGAAACCTCTGTCATCATATCCGGGTGTCTCAAAGAATGTGATTATGCCTTTTGCTATCGTGTCGAGGCCGTTCTTAATGAAGTCAGAGATATTATCCCAATGAAATTCTTTGATAAAGCCCCATATAGCCTGTGCAATGCCGCGCATACCTGTGATGACGGTATCTTTTATCAGATCCCAATCTATGTTTTCAAAGAATCCATTGAAAGTATCGGCTATGAATTTACCGATTGACTCCCAATGAAGGTTACGCACGAAACCATTTAAGAACTCAAAGACGGTATTGACCGACTGTGCGATAGTCTTTCCGATGTCGTAACCTAATCTTTCAACCTCAACAAAACCATTTATCAGGGTTGCGAGGCTCTTTCCTAACTTGTTTGCTGTTTCCCTGATCTTATCCCACGGGATAGATTCAAGCCAATCACGGAGTTTTTCGCCTAACATCTTGCCGAGGTCGTAAAAATCTCCGAGTTCCCACATTTTTTTCAGCCAGTCAACAAGGTCTTGCCACTTGCTATCGACTGGTACTGTCTCGAACATATCAGCTATGCCACCGTCTTTTTTCTTGTTAGATGACTTCTGACTGTTATCTGTTAGCTGATTGAGTTCGTCAAAACCAAGAACGGACTTTTTGATCTCTTTTGCCGCATCCTCTGCCGCATCCGCTGTGTCCTCGAACGAATCACGCCACGAATCGGTGAACTCTTTCGCCCTGTTCCAAGTCGATGACCCGGTAAAGACAGAAAGCACCTGATTGATTATGTTCGCTAACTTCGTGAAAAGATTTATGATATAAACAATAGCCGGGGCAAGCGCATTAATGAGCGGTGATACCATAGCGGCAAATGAATAACCTAACCGCTTTGCACTGTTCATCATGCTCGAAACGCTATTGTTGAAAGTGTCGGAGTGAACTGCGAGTGACTTAAACCCTTCCCCGACTTCGGCTATGACCTTACGCAGAGCCATACGGGTTATCATAAGTTTAAGCATTTTGGAAACACGGAATATTTCGTTAGCAAATTTGTGTGCAACCTTTGTTGCCGCATTGCCACTTGTAATCGTGCTTTTTAATGATTTTCCCGCATCTTTAATACGGGATGTGAACGACTTGATATGACTGTTAATCGATCTAAAAGCTGATAATACGCCTGTTCTTATAATGCTTGCTACTTTGGAGAAACCCGCTTTGAGCATATCAATAGATTTTGTCAATGCGGGGGCAAGTTTAAATGCCCCTCCTTCCCTTGATAACTCGCGCTGTTTCAGGATCAGTTCGTTATATTTGTTCCGAAGACCTTCGAGTTCTGCCATCTTTTTGGCATACTCCGAGCTGTCACTTGTGATCTTTCCGGCTTCTAATCCTTTTTGAAGGGTCTGTCGTACCTCATCATATTTCCTGCGTACCTTTTCCGCATTTTCCTCAAGTGTCTTGAAAGATTTTGTAGGTACTACTAGCCCCATTTTTTGTAAGATACCTTTGACACCACTTGCCTTTACCTGAACCCGTTCAAGGGATGCAATGATCTGTTTTGTGTTTGCAAGTGCATCCGCGCTGTTGTTCACACTCTGATTTTGCGAATTTTTAGGTGTAGCACTATTTATAGCATTAGCCGTACTTTCTGCCTGTTGCTTCATGGTTTCCATAGCGGCAACAGCATTTGTGATAGAATTAACGGATGACTTCTTGAACAGCTGCACCGCAGTACCAAGATTTGTCATATCGTTTGAAAAACCGCTGATATTGGACGCACCTATAGCCGCTGATAATTTCGATACGGCATCGGCAAAGTCAACCATCCTGTTTGTCTGTGATTTTGTGGGAACAGATTTCTTGAGAGTTTCCATCCCTGAACTGAACTCTCCGAACTTGCTCATGTCCATCATGCGCAGACTGCCGGACAGAGTTCTTACGGCGGTTGCCATTGTCTTTATGTTCTTTACGGCTGTTTCTGTGCCTTTTGAACCAAATTGTATGGTTAAGGTATCAATGTTCGGCATCTTCTTTCTTCTTTCTCTCTACCACAGGCTCTAATTCCCGGAACATATTGTTAAGCTGTGTTACAAAATTGCGACGTTGCCTTGCTATATCGCGCTCGGCATCGTCTGACATATCTAACCCGTCCTCATACTCTAGGTCAAGCGTATAAGGTTCTTTCGGGTATTCAAACGCTTTCTGACCTCTTCCCCGGAACATATTGCCGACCGTTGCGCATAAGGCATCGGCAAAATACATCCCTTCAAGGTGATAAAGCATATTTTTCGTTCTGATCTCGGCTTTCCTTGCCTCGTTATAAGCGTCTACTATCACATTTACTTTACGGGGGTTAAGTTCCCAAAACTCATTGTATGAAACACCTAGCGGCATGACTTTCGGCATCCACTCATGTTCGTAATACTCCCGTATCGTGGGGTAATCGCTTATGCTTTTTTCGTCTTTGGACTCTTCGGCAAAGTTTCTCCTGCGTCCTCTTCCTTGTTCGCGCTGATTGACCGAAAAAAACCCGACTCCTTCATCATATCGGACATAGCTTCAACTACATCGTTGAATTTGCCGCCCTGTTCAATATGAGCCTCGATCTCTCTTCCCGCCATTTCTTTCGTCATCCCGGCGCAAAATGAAAGATACGTCCTTACAAGTGACATAGGCTTTTTGTCGATGTCATCAAGGGACAATCCCTGTTCCTCAAGGTCGCACAAGAGGTTAAAATCAAATTCTTTAGCTTTGTAACTCTTACCGTTTACCGCAAACATCTTTGTCATTTCTGTTCTCCTTTCCCCGCCTTTCGGCTATCACATAGGGAAAGGACGGGGTCTCCCCCGCCCTGTTCACGCTATGTTTCGTGTGTAACTGTAACTTTATAAGTCTTACTAGCACCGCGCCACGTTACCTTGATTTGCAAGGTGTCCGTTCCGGCAGTCCATGTAATAGACTTCGTTACCGTAGTTGTGCCTGTTCCTTTGGATGTGCCGTTAAGGAACACTTCAAGCGTTGCGCCTGTCGTTTCGGCTGTTGCTGTTACAGATGTCGAAGCATCCGTAATGTTCGCTGTGTACTCCGTCACATCCTCATCGAATGTTGGCGTAAGCGTTTCAGAACCCAGAGCCAGCGAATCTAGGTTCTGTGTTAAAAAGCCACTTTAGTGTCCCATCCGACTAAATCTTCAGCGACAAGGTTCATCGTGTTTGTGAACGCGCCGTTCTGTTCCATCGAAGGGATAGGAAGTGCTGTCGGGGGCTGTGCCTTAAAGAAGGCCGCTTTTGTCATGCCGGGAACGATAACCTCCCACCACATTGTCTGACCTGATGATCTGCCATTGTAAGCGGCAAGAACTGCCTCCCACTCTGCCTCTGTTTCATCTGTCCAGTTTACGACGATCGGAATAGTGTCCGAGATTGTGCCGCGCCCGCGCACGAATTTCGATGTTAAATCTACAAGACAGGAAACATCTATCGTTTCGTTCGTGATTGAGAACTCACCGATGCTTGATATTCTGTCAAGCTGTGTGAAACTTGAGGGCTTTGTTGAACCAACGGCATAGCCAAAGGTAATACCGAGGGTAGAAAGACCCATTTCATTTACTGCCATATTTCTTTACCTCCTGTTAGAATGGATCGTTGAAACCAACGAGCCGTTGATAATCAGCGTTTATTACTTTTACGTCCCCCGCTACTGTTGGAATCGGACTGCCCGAAGCAATAAAACCGAGATTGACTACCTCATCACGCACCGCCGTATTGACCTTTCGCGCCGCTTCATTGCCTTGCGTTTTGGTAACACTTACTTGCGTTCTGATCGTCATATACACGCTGTTTATCGCCCCACCGTCAAGGGTAGTCATCCTCTCCGCAGTGTCGAAAAACATATACACGGTCGGAAATCGCGCAGAGGTGTTTTCAGAATCATCCTGTGTGAAATTGATGTCGGGATAAACTGTCTTGAGGGCATTAGTAACCTTGTGCTTTACCCTCGAAAAAATCTTGTCAATCCTGTCATCAATCCATGCTGAACTCATCTAAATACCTCTTGTGCTATTTCATTGACTTGCTTGATACAAGCCATGACCGCATTATGTAAAGGTCGAGTAGGATGTGTGCCTTTTGAGTGAAATTTAAAACGCCCATTAGCTGTTAAGGCTAATTGAGCGTTTTCTCCTGCCCATTGCGCATCATCCGTCCACCAATACCATCCATTTTCATCAAAGGCGTGTCCATACTTGTTTAACGTACCCTGACCGCCTAAACCAGATGCTTCTCCCGTTCCCGGTATCGCATAATGACCACTTCCAAATTCAGCCATTAGAAT